TGCCATGATGCAAAATCCTTAAAAAGTCATCCGAGAGAGGCGTTCTTCCAAGTCTGCATCTTCATCCGATGCGCCTGGGGCAGCATTGCCACGGGCACGTAGCGGCTTGGACGTAGATTTAGAAGCAGCTTTAGTGGCTTTGGCGATAGACGCCGGAGCCTTGGTAAGCACATCTTCTCCGACCAGAAATTTCAAAATCGATTCGCGGGGGGCAGTCTGGCCTTTTGCGCGCATCTGCAACAGCGTCTGCTCGACCCGATCGGCGTATTTGCCGACCATCGGGTTTTGCAACGCACGCTGCTGGAACGCAATCTTGTCCATCATGTCCTGCTGGCTGAACTGCTGTTGCTGCATTTCGCGCTGCATCTGCTCCATACGCTGTTGAAGCAAATACGCTTGGCGTTCGGCAGGGTCGAGCGTTTCAAGATATTGCTGCTGCCGGGCTTGTTCCAGCACGGCACGCTGTTGCTCAAGCTGTTGCAGCAATAGTTGGCGTTCTCGTTCTGCCGATTCGCGCGCTTGACGCTCGCGTTGCAATTCCTCCTGTTGTCGTCGAATCCGGTCTTGTGCTCTTGAAGAATGACTTACTTGCGCGGCTTGCGCGGCGCGAGCAGCTTCGGCAATGGCTTCGTCGTCGGCGGTTTCACTTCCATCTTGGCTGACGACTTCGGCATCTTCATCAGCGCCTTGCTGTGCGTCGCCATTTTCGTCACCGTTGGGAGTGATTTGCTCCGTGTCGATTTCATCCAAGCCACCTTCAAATTCTTGATCGTCGTTCATGCTTACCTCTAGTGTGCTTACGGCCACAAGTCGAACAACGTCTTACGGACGTTAATCGAAGATGCGCAAATACTACATCAAACCAAACAAATTGCAACACTTCACGCTTTATCTTCTGGATGCGTGTCGTTTGCAGGCGTCTCGGGCTTAGGCTCGGGTTTTTTGCCGAGAAGCGCTTTAACGCGCTCCTCCAACTCGGCCACACGCGCCTCCAACGCGATAACGCGCGGATGCAGGTGGTCGTAGATGAACTTCTCGATGGCAACCAACATGGACATAACAGTCTCCTAGGTGAGTTACATTTTCCGGGGCATAACCCCCGGCGCGTGCATCTGGTCGGGGTGAACCGCACCAGGTGGTTGCTGCGCCACTCCGCGCGGCCCAACGGCTTGCCCGCCCACGCGCGGAGTGCCGGGCACGCCCGGCCCCGCGCCGCCAGGAATCCCTGGTGCGCCTTGCGGGGCTTGGGCGGCGGCCTTCTGCTGCATCTGGCGGTTGTGAAGCTGAATGTGCGCAGCAATCTGATGCGTCGGGTCGCCGGTCTGCATGGCGGCCATGTGGTGCATCTGAATATGCTCGGCGTCGTTGTCCATCGGGCTTGGAACAACCGGCATATTCTGAACCAGCATTTCGTTCTCCAGACGCGGGTCGATACTCAACGTTTCGCGCGGCGACTTGAGAATACGGCTTGCCAACCTGGGGCCAAACACAGTGTCGGTCAGCACATCCAAGATAGGCCCAACGTCGAGTGTGCGTCCGCCGAGTTGTGCTGGCGGAATCCCGCGCAACACGTTCATCGCAGCGATCATCTGCTGGACGTTTTGCGTGTTCTGCATCCGCTGCACGCCGTTCCACACGAACCGATACCGCGTCCCCCACTGCACCGGGGGCACGCGCTCCAGTTCTGCTTCGTAGCCTAGCTCGCCAAAGTGCTCAATGCTGGCGTCTTTGTCGCGGAACTGCTGGTCATACTCAAAAATTCGCTCGACCAGCGGTGTCAAGACGAACGACTCCAGCACGCGGACAGCGTCGCTGATCCCTTCCAGCGTCACTTGCTGCTCCAGCGCCACTTGAGCCTGCGTCGGCTTGCGTGACGGCGACCCGCCCATCGGCATCATGGCCGGGTTGAGGCCAAAACTCTCCTGAATCTGCGACTTTGTAGCCGCAACCAGTTGCAAAGCGTCCTGCCACAGCTTCGGGAACTGCAAAATCTGCGTGTCCTGCGGGCTGGTTTCCCACACGGCGGCCATTTCCAGCACCATCGACCCCACGCGAGGGTTGCGCTCCGGGTTCGTCATGACGATAGGCGCAAGGGCATACTGCGCAGCGTCCATACCCATGTTGACCGCATCGTTTGCCTGGTACTGCAACTGAGCAACGGCTTTGATCGGACTGACGCCCCAAAAACTCCCCGGCAGTTTCTTAACGGGTGCCGAAATAATGGGCGGGCGTTGCCCCCAAAACGGGTTTTTCTTGATCGTCAGGAAGTCATCAGGCCCGAAGGCGACAAAGTAACAAGGCGTGTATTCCCCGTCGATCTTCAGGTTGCACCACACCTGATGCAACATCAAGTGTTTTGTGCCTTTGTCGCTCTTGACCCCAGCCTCCTTGGCCTGCCGCTTGGGGTCGTCAGGATGATTGGGGTTCTCCTTGCGCTCCGACGAGGCTGAGAATAGCTCCATCGCCCGCTTGTATTGCTTCGGTGAGAACTGATCCTTGCGCTCGCGCAGCCAAGATTTTGTCGCGCGCAAAGTGACGGCCACCACGTCCGCATCGTCAATGTTGTCCACCGTCGCCGGGATGACCGCCAAGTCTTGATCGGCAATCACCCACACGTCTGGCAGGCCGACCTCAACCTCGACTTCTTTTTCCGTCTCGATCTGCACGCCGGTCGGCAGCCCATCAGGGGTCAGCACTTCCTCTAGCTGCCGTTCGGTGATGGTGCGCGCTCGCGTCTGCCAGTCCACATACAGACTGTATTGACCCGTAATGTCACCAGCGCGTAGCAGTGACGTAATCACTTCGCGCAGCCGGCTCGCACGCACATAGTGGTTCTGTAGCGCCGTCAGCGCCCGCGCCGTGTCTTGCGTGCTGGAGATGCACTCGACGTATCGCCCATTACTCGGGAAGAGGGCGTTGCTAAAACGCAACGTTCGCGCTTCCACCGCATCGCGCACGATGGGCACAAACACCTTCGACTTGCCCGAGTAAGCCTGCTCGTCGCCCAGTTTGCAATTGTAGATGTCCCAAAACTTCTCGATGTCCCGGTCACGATCCTCGCGGGCAAGGTATGCCTCGATCACGTCTCGGTAGACCTCTTTAGCCTGTTCGAGCACGTCTTTTTTGGTGACGTATTCTCGTTCTTGCTCTTGCTCTAGATCGCGGTCATCTTCAGTCATTTATCGGCCATGCAAGCATGTAATTGAGTCGGGCGGCTTAAGTGTATTACCTTCGCATCGAAATGTAAGGCCGCCCGGTGCTTGTGTAACTATAAACTAGTTCGTCTCGCTCGGAATCCAGCGCGTAGCCGCTCAAACTCGCATAACCAGACTCTAACGCCTGCGCAACGTGTTTGTAAACATTTTCTCTTACAGCGAACGATGCCGTTCCTGCTTCGCGGCAATAACCGCCCGCCAGGGCGTTGAGCGTCCACGTCGCCTCGGGGCTAACGGTGAACGTAGGCGCATTGTTGCGCCGGAGCCGCAACGCCGAGTCGAGGCTCTCCTGTGCGTCAACAATCCGCTTCCCGGTGCGGTATTGCAACCGCAGCCGCTTAAGCGTTGCAGGCAAGTTCGACGCGTCGTTGATAAGCGTGCGGTCATACGGCACCACAATCTGCGGCACCTTGCCTGTGGGGATCTCGTGGCTGACGGACATGAGCACGGCGCGTAAGCTATCGTCGAGCGACCCCTCGATCACCCAATCCTTGACGACACTCAACAGGCCGTCCTGCACGAACGCGAGGACTGCAAGGAGCATCCCCGGCGTGGCGTTCACGAACACATACCAATCCGCACGGGCGTTGGGCACACGATGCTGGATATGATCCGAACTGAACGCCGCGTAGACCGGCATCCCTGGCCGAAGCCTAAGCATGTAGGCCAGCGCGTTGACAATGTCGACGCGCCCGAGGGGAAAACTGGCAAGCTCCGCCTCAAGGTCAGGCAGCGGTTTGAGAAACTTGACCTCATGCGCCCTGAAGAACGGCTGCAACCCCTTGATGAAGTTGACCTTGTCGCGCGGAGCCTTGACTGGCTGTAGCGGGAGAATGTCCGCCCTGCGCACCATTTCCGCCCGGATGGGCTGCAAGAGCCACTGGTTGAGGCCATCTTCCTCGACGGCTACTGTCATCGGGTGATGCGCATCGTTAAGCCGGAATAGATACTCAATCTGCTCCGAAGGCGTATGGAACCCACCGATCGCCTCGTGTACGTGTAGCTCGTTACCGACCCACGACCCCACGACATATCCCGTCCGCGCACTGGTGGAGCGGTTTGTCGTGCGTGCCGGGTCAACGACCAATATGCGCGGGATGTAAAGATGCGCAGGTGACGGCGCAGCGTAAATAATGTCGTTGCGGTCGAAGATGCTGGCTACCGCATCCATAGGCTTGAGCAGGTATTCCTGACTGAACCCCGCAAGGTCGCCGTCCGTCCTGAACTGCTCATAAAGCTCGTTGATCTTCTCCAGCGAGAACCGCGCAGGCCACATGGGCACCCGGTCAGGCTCTACGCCGGTGTAGATGGGGAAACTCAAGCACTTCCAGTTCGCATTACGCTTGAGTTCCTCGATCATGGAGTTCTCGTGCAACGGCGTGCCATTGACGCGGATACGCGCTTTGGGGTCGCACGCGGGGACAAGCTCACGGGTGAACCACTGCCACACCTTGCGCCGCGCTTCTGGCGTGGCTACCGACTCCCGATCCTCCAGATCGTCGATCAGCACTAGGTCAGGGCGCATGTTGCGCGTCACTTCCTTCGCCCCGCGCACGCTTTGCCCGGCACCGAACGCCTGCACGCGCACCCCGTTGGACAGGGTAATGTCGTTCTCCGTCCACGTTGCCCCGCGCACCGAGCCGAACATTGCGCCGATCTTCTCGTTGTTCTCTAGTTCATGTTTGATGCTCGCCAACCGATCACACGCACTGCTGTAGGTGTTGCCGACAAGCAGAACGTATTGCGCTTCCTGAAACAGCGCGGCAAGAGTGAGATATTCCTCTGCGAGCGTCGATTTCCCGCCGCCTCGGAACACTTCGATGAGCACGCGGGGGTGCGGGTCATCCCACGCAGCAACGATCTGCTTATGGAACGCGGGCGTCTCATCTGGATGCCGATGCGCAAAGATGTAAGAGAGCGCAAACTGCTTGTCCGCTTGCAACTCCGCAATCAGTTCGACTAGGGGCGACGCATGAGACATAAAAAGACGGCCCACGAGTGGGCCGCAAACTCCAGGGGGAGGACAGGAGAGAGTGTGGGTAGATTAGTGCAAACATTGTTCGCTGTCAAGCTTTGTTTTAACCGCAAACAAGGCAAGCTCCAGCGCAGCGATCAGCGCACCCTCATCTGGAGGGGACGCTTGGACTTTGAACACGCCGTCCTCGCCAACCTCGATGGTGATTTTGATCGTGTCAGGGGAATCTGGTTCGGCCATGTGCGCATAGTATCAAGAACGAGGCGAAACGAGAATAGCGGGCGTCGCTATTTTCATATGCGGGAATAGGACAAACGGGCGTAAGCGTTCGTTAGCGGGGGCAATCGGGGGCAATCGGGGACGCCGCGAGTAGTAGCAACGCGGTGGAATTTTGAAATTTGCTCGCGGAATGGGCGGCACCCCGGAGTTATAAAATTTCACCCCGTCCGTCCGGGTGGATTCCAGAGTTCCAAGCCTGGCACGTTTCCTGCTTGGCCCTGCCGCCCCAACGCCTCACACCCCGCCGCCCTGGCATGCCTCTTGCTTTCCCGCCCGCAAACAAAAGTGTAAAAGTTAGTAACGGCGTGACCTTATCGTGAATTTGTTTGCTATAATACGAACACCGCAACATCGCGGGACACCTTAAACCTAGGAGAGTAACGATGAACGTGCGTATCCTTGTTGGCGCAAACGCCTATGCCTGCATCGCCCACGGCACTACATCCATAGACGTCCGACTCTCACCAGGTCGCGCGCCGTCCGTCAGTCTCAGAGAAAGCGCAGAAGACCTGCGAGAAAAAGCGAAAGCGATGCTGCATCGCGCGGCGATCATGGAAGAAGCCGCCGACGTGCTCAAACAACAAAACAAGTAAGTTTTCCCGCCACACAGCCGCAAAGTTAGCGAAAGCGTAAAAGTTTGTAACGGCGTGACTTTGTCGTGAATTTGTGCTATAGTTCACCCCATCGCAATGACGCGATGCAACCTAAACCCAGGAGAGAAACCATGTTTCAACGTATCACCCTTTCAGACTTCATCGACGCATTCCGCCGTCACGGGCGCGAAGATCAGTTCAGCTATGAGGCGCTCGAAGCCCTGTTTAAGTACCTTGAAGAAATCGAAGAGGACACCGGCGAGCCGGTCGAGCTTGACGTTATCGGGCTGTGCTGCGAATACCAGGAGGCCGACGTGGACGAGATCATCGAAGAATACGAACTTGACGCATCGGGCTGTGAGGACGACGATGCCCGATGGGGGCTGGCCGAGAAACACCTAGACAACCACACGAACATCATATGGTCTAAGGGCGGCACATTCCTCTATCGAGTGTTTTAAGGGGACGAACATGCGAGAGTCTGAATATACCGCCAACATCGAGCTAGCACGCGGCGCTGAAGCCATCGCGCGCTATAGGGAAACCTACAAGCCCGAACCGCGCACCAGCCGGGGCCGGGAGATTCTCGGCGCTGTCCTACTCGGCGTGTTCCTGGGCGTGCTGCTGGCCGTCAGGGGATAAAAGTTAGTGAGCACTCACATCGGCTGCTTAATTCTTGGGCAGCCGCTGCTTAATTCTTGGGCAGCCGGTGAGCCGCCGCGCCCGAGCCGCGCCAGCAGCCGGGAAAGGTGCCCATTGGCTTCGGAACCCTCACCTATCGTAAGTGCTTGATTTGCTTAGTAATTTTGCCTCTATCCTATCTAGACACTATAAATTGTAACAAAAACTAGCATTACATTGTATCTATATACAAGGCTACGCTATATAGATATAATGTAAAGCCTCACACCCCTATCCCTAGGCGCTAATCTACCCGCTAAACCCCAAATTCCCCTGCAAAATCAACCACTTACAAAATTCTACCCTCCATCCTTGCCATGCTACCCAACAAAACCGCCCTCATGCTCGAAGCCGCCCGCCGCCGCAATGCTGCGCGCCACGCGCGAGAACGGGCAAAATCCATCGTGCGCAAAGACCGCCGCCCCGACGTGCTGGCCGCTGGCCGTGCGCATCGCGCCATGCTCAAGCTATACACGCGCGCGGATGCAGAGTACCGCGCGTGCGTACTGCATCCCGCCATCGCATCCGCCCCGGCTGCGCTGTCCCTCGGTGCCGAGCTGCGCCATGCCGTCGATGCCGTGCGCGATCTTGCGTATCGATGCGCAGGCTCGCCCGCCGCCGATGCAATGCGCCTACGGATGCGCGAGGATGCGGGCGTTGCCATGCGCCTGGTGCGCCGCATCGAGGCACTAAAACGCCACGCGCCGTCATCTTCCCCGTCCGCTCGGGCGCTTCCTACGATCGCCCCGATCACCCCGCCGCCGCTGCCGTCCGCTCCTGACCCGCTATACCATGCGCCCGGCGCGGTCGAGCCTGGTGCCGCTCGATCCGAGTATTACTGGGAGAAACACCTACGCCGGCTCGACGGCTCCATCGGCGCGTGGCAGGCGCAACGCAAGGCCGCTCGCAAGCAATACCTACAGAGCGAGAAAGGCAAGGAAGCGCGCAAGCAATACCTACAGAGCGAGAAAGGCAAGGCCGCCCGCGCCGCCGCTGCCAAGCGATATGCGCAGTCTGACAAAGGCAAGGCCGCGCTACACCGCGCCCAAGCCGCCTATCGCGCTAGGAAGGCAACCGATAAGCCCTATAAGGAGGACTGACCTGATAGAAAAAATCAATTTCCGCCCCCACGCCTTTTCACGTATAGTTCATTCCGCAGCATGTGCTGCACCATCAAAACTAGGAGAGAGTTCATGCGTTACGTTTCAGAGGTTTCCCCGCGCGGAAACAGGTCATGGAGCGACACGAGCCAGGACGAGGCCGATGCCCGCCGCCATGCGCTCGACGAGGCCGGCTGCGTTGACTGCCTCGACCGCATCGATTGCATCGATTGCGCCGGCTGTTTTGGCTGCACCAACTGCGCCAACTGCACCGACTGCGCTAGTTGCGTTGGCTGCGCGGACTGCACAAGTTGCACCGACTGTATTAACTGCGCCGGCTGTTCTGACTGTACAGACTGCGCCAGTTGCGCCAACTGCACTAGCTGTACCGACTGCCTCGACTGCCTCGACTGCGCCAACTGTCGCCGGCTTCACGGTATGTCGTACTACAAGCGCCCCGCCACTGCTTAACTAACTAGGAGAGAGTCATCATGGAAAACACCATCAACATCGAAGTTACCCGCGCCCTGCTGCCCCTGGCTGCTAAAAAAGACATCCGCCGCTATCTGAACGGCGTCTACATCGACTTCCAGCGCGACAAAACGGTCTATGTTGCCACGAACGGCACCGTTCTCGGCCTCTACACTGAGGCAGTTGAGAATGAACACGTTTTCGATATCACCATCCCCGGCGACGTGGTGAAACAACTCAAGCCTAAACCCGGAACGGCGAAGTGGGGCGACCTGACCTTTAACCCCGAAACGAAAGCCGCCCGCATTATCAACCCCGGCGCGGGCCAAGACTTCGGTTTTACACCGCTTGAAGGTAAATTTCCTGACGTTTCTAAAGTCATTCCGTCTAGTACCACCGGCGAAGTCGCGCAATTCGATGCCGAGCTTCTGTACCTTTTCGCCCAGGTCAACAAGGCGCTCGGCGCGAAATTTCCCGGACGCATGAAGATCGACCATAACGGCGAAGGTGGCGCGCCGGTGCATTTTGCTCGTGACGCCGCGTTTACCGGCGTCATCATGCCGTTCGCCTCTAAGGTGCCGCCATGCGTCAACGGATGACCCCTTACACACTGGTCGAGCTGCGCCGCATGGCGCGGCAGCTATGGGCAGACCCGGCCATGCGCCGCCGCTGGCTGCGCGCGTGGCTGACGGCGCGAAAACATGGCGGCCTGCTGCTCGAAGGCGCTGATCCTAAATGGGGGAACACAAGATGAGAGTCTTTACACAAGGTGAGTTTGACGCACTGCCGGTAGTCGACGGGTTCCGGCAGTGTCCGCCCGGCGACTACTCGGCAGTACGCGAATTTGACGATTGGTGCAGTTTCGGCGTGGATAACCGATTCGGCGAGCGGTGTATATTCGGCGCTGGATGTAGTTTCGGTGCAGGTAGCTGCTTTGGCAGCAATTGCAGTTTCGGTGCAGGTAGCTGCTTTGGCAGCAATTGCAGTTTCGGCGAACGGTGTACCTTCAGTGCGGAGAGCCGATTCGGCAGTCATTGCAGCTTTGGACACCTTTGCCGTTTCGGTGTACGCTGCGAGTTCGGCAGGGTTTGCGGCTTCGGCGAGATTTGTTGCTTTGGCAGCGAGTGTCGCTTCGGCGAGGTTTGTAGCTTCGGCGATTGTTGCAGCTTCGACAAAGGGGGCTTTTTCAACGGAAAACGCGCGCTGCCAGGCTATCCGCTGCTGGCGTTGTCCGGTGCTGGCAGTGCCAACCGAACGGTCTACGCATTTAACGTCGAAGGCGGCCCCTGGATTGAGGCCGGGTGCTTTTCGGGCGACCTGGACGATTTCCGCGCAAAGGTTCGCGCCGACGGCGCCGCGCTTAAGTGTTTGCAGTACCTAGGGTTTGCCAACATCGTCGCCGCGACGTGGTGCCCCGAAAAGGTTGAGCCGTGATCCCCCGCACCGTCTACCTTGTCGCTGACCTGCTGATGCGCTCGCCCGAGCCGCGCAGCATCCGACAGATCGCAACCGATATCCGCCGGCCCGTGCGTAGCGTATCGAACGTGATCCTGCGCCTGCGCCGGGCAGGTTTGGTCGAAGTGGCTGAAGTCATCAAGCCGCTCGGAACCCGGCGCGTGGCGCTGTACCGATGGGCAAAAGGAGAACGATATGAAAGACGCGATTAAATTCAAATGGGAAGGGACTACTGAGCATGAGGCAGGGGTTGCCATTTATGAATCAGACTCGTCGGTGTACTTAATACGGCTTCCCAACTTCCGGGCTGCGAATCTTGTGCATATGGCGATGCTGCACGCGTATCGGAAAGGGTACGAGGACGGCGTTTACAACACGAAGGCTGCGGTGCAATCGGCGCTGTCGAAACTTCCAGAGTAGCCCATGACAACAATCTACATCGACTTTGAAACATACTATGACAAAGATTACTCTTTGTCGAAAATGTCCACGGAAGAATATATCCGTGACGCGCGGTTCAAGGTGCATGGGTTTGCTTATTGCGCGGGCGATGGGCTTGTCCGATGGGTGCCCGGCCCGTCAGTGTCCAATGCCCTGCTCCAGCTTGCAGAGGAATTTCCAGACGCATCCTGGTGCGCTCACAACGCCATGTTCGATATGGCGGTCTTGTCCTGGCACTACAACGTCAGGCCGCGCCGCATCGTGGACACGCTGAGTATGGCGCGGCTGGCTGATGTGCATGGCAAACATTCCCTTGCCGCTCTCAGCGAGCGGTACAACCTGGGCATGAAGGGTGACGCACTGGTAAAAACCCTCGGGGTGCGCGATCTCAACCCCATGCTCGAGACGCGGCTGGCTGAGTATTGCAGGCAAGACGTGGCGCTACTGCGCAAACTGCATCACGCGCTTGACGCCACGCTTCGGTCGGAGCTTCCAGAAATTCGCTACAAGCGTGAGCTAGCACTGATCGACTGCACAGTGCGCATGTTCACCGAGCCGGTGTTGACGATCGACGCGGCACTGCTTCAAGCGCGGTTGGCGGAGCTTGAGGCACAGCGTGATGCGGCTGTCGCTGCCTCGGGGGTAAGCCTCGACGTGCTGATGAGTAACCCGCAGTTTGCCGCAGTGCTTGCATCGCGTGGGGTTCAGGTTCCTGCATCCCTACGCAAGACCGACCCCGACTTGCTGGCGCTCAAGGATGATCCGCGTGCTGCGACGCTTATCCAAGGTAGGCTGGCGGCTAAGAGCGTGTCGGAGTTGCGCAGGACGGCGAAGTTCCTCGGTGTGAGCGGGCGTGGGTCGATGCCTGTGCCGCTCAAATACCACGGTGCGCATACGGGTCGCTGGTCGGGTGCGGATGGGCTGAATATGCAGAACCTGAATCGAGGCTCGGCGTTGCGCAAGTGCTTGACGGCCCCGGACGGGTATGTGCTGGTCGTCGTGGACTCAAGCCAGATCGAGGCCCGCGTGCTCGCGTGGCTGGCCGGCCAGGATGACCTGCTGGCGATGTTTGCTGCGGGTGAGGACGTTTACGTCAAGTTTGCGGAACGGATATGGCCGGGGGAGAAGATTGATGAGGTCAAGCGCTTCGTAGGGAAAACCTGCTTGGCAGCCGACACTAAAGTCTTGACCGATAAAGGGTGGAAGCCTATAGTTCAAGTTTCGGTTACGGACTTGGTGTGGGATGGTGAATCATGGGTAAAGCACAATGGGCTGCAATTTCAGGGATACAAGCCGACGCTCCGGCGTTTCGGGATCGCCGCGACGGAGGACCACGAAATCCTGACGGGACTTGGATGGCGGGAGTGGTCAGAGGTCCAGTCAAACCGTGGCCTTTTCCAATCGGCGCTCAATTTGGCGAGCTTACCGTGCTCCGATTTGAGCCGCATCGGTCGCGCACTGGGCGCGCGGCAGGGTGGCAACCTGTTTGCCGGTGTTCATGCGGGTGGGAAGGTATTGTTAGCCGCGAAAACATTCTTGCAGGGCGTTCAACGCGCTGCAATGCGTGTGCAAAAGTCGCTGCGGGGGCGAAACGATGGTGGAAATATAAAGCCGCGCTTTCAGACGACGCGCATAGGTCGCGGCTACTTAGCAGATTGTCGTCGTGCATTAGTAGATGCCACAACCCGAAGAACGCAGCATTCCCCAGTTATGGCGGGAGGGGCATTTACGTTGATCCAGCATGGCGCGAGGATCGCGCAGCGTTTCTCCGGCACGTTCAGACTGTGCCTGGATGGGACAACCCAACGCTTGAGCTTGACAGGATCGACGTTGACGGTCCCTATGCGCCAGGGAACATCAGGTTCGTTACTCGGAAAGAAAACGTTGCGAACCGAAGGAAGGCAAACGATTTATCACAAAGAATCCTCGCCCTCGAAAGAGAACTTGCCAGTCTACGACTTGCTCAATTGCGGGCCGAACAACCGGTTCATGGTGATGACGAATCAAGGTCCGATAATTGTTCATAATTGTATCTTGGGGCTCGGATACGGCGTCGGCCACACCAAGCTCCACGCGCAGATCGTCACTAAGCAGCCTGACGCGGCCCTTGAGGACGCGCAACAGTATGTCGCTACATACCGTAACACTTACGGCGCGATCACACGGCTTTGGAAGCGTGCGGATGGTATGCTGCGCGCGATGATGCAGGACGCTCGCGTGGGCTGGGTGTGCGGCATTGCGACGGAATTTGAGAAACTTCGCTTGCCGTCTGGCCGGGTGCTGCGCTATCCTGGCCTACGCTTGACGCCGGATGGGTATGAGTATGGCGTGGGATCGAACAAGCGCAGGCTCTACGGCGCTGCGCTGGTCGAGAACATCGTCCAGGCCATCGCCCGCGACATTGTGGCCGACCAGATGCTGGCTGTTCGCAGCCGGTATCGCGTGGTCACTATGACGCACGATGAGATCGTCTTTTTGGTGCGAGAAGGCGAGGCGAGCGAGGCGTTCGAGTTTGCGAAAAGCGTGATGCGTGCGGCACCGAGCTATGCGGAAGGCGTGCCGCTCAATTGTGCAGGCGGATATGCGAGGAACTATTCAAAATGAGCAAGCGGACATGGAACAAGGGCTATCCACCCTTCACTGGCTGGTGGTGCACAAAAATAGGCCCGATCGCTGACCTTTGGCGCTGGTTCGATGCGGAAAAGCGGACGTGGAGTATCAGTGCGGCCACTTTCTACACTGCTGAAATGGCGGCACGATGCGCCGCAGAAGATGCCTTGGCCCTATCAGACTTGATTGAATGGACAAACTATTGGCCCAAGAATGCGCGCGTGCCTCGTATTGACCCAAGGAGAACAAGATGACCCATGTGTGCCGGGTTTGCGGGGCTAAGGATACTGATCCGCATAAGCCGGGTTGCATCTATATCGGGAAACTTGTTAGCTTGGCGGTAGAGCTAAATGATTACGTATGCGGGTTTTGCGGGGCTAGGGGTAGTGAGCCGCACAAGGACTTTTGCCGATTTGCTTCGCCCAAGGACACCAAGTCGGCAACGATTACTACAAGGAGCGATTCAAAAATGAGCAGTATGTATTGCGTGAAGTGCGGAGCGAAAGACGGTGAACGGCATCATGACACATGCCTTTTCGCCGGGACGGTGTTCACTGCGAACAAAAGCCGGCTTGCTGATAACTACCAGATCGGCGGCGACCACTATAAGGAGCTTGCGGTTCAGCCGTGGTCGGCGATGGAATCCTGGATGAGCGAGGCCGAGTTTGAAGGTTTCTTGCGCGGGAACGCGATCAAGTATCTTTCGCGCGCAGGGAGGAAGGGCGACGGTCTGCAAGACTTGAAGAAGGCCCTGCACTACCTCGAGAAGCTGGTGAGCGTGAAGGAGCAGCGGGAATGATCTACTCCTACTCCAGTCTAAGCTGCTACCTGAAGTGCCCGCAGCAGTTCTACCGGAAATACAAAGCGCGGGACATGCTGCCTTACCAGAGCAAGGAGTCATCGAGCGGCGTCGAGATTCACGAGGCGATTGAGACGGCGCTCAAGACGCGCACACCGCTGCCAGAGCCGCTGACGATCTACGAGGAAAGCATCAGCAGCGTGCGCAACCGCATTGACAACGCGCGGATCGAGCAGACGATCTTCCTTGACGACAAGTTCGACTACGCCGTGACGAAGCCGCCCAAAGGGTTTGTGGCGAAGCTCGACGTGCTGCTCATCAGCGACGACGGCAAGCGGGCTGTAGTGTGCGACTGGAAAAGCGGCAAGCCTTATGAGGACACGCTGCAACACGACTGCTACGCGCTCGCTGTTCTCAAGGCGTTCCCTGCCGTGGAGAAAGTGACCGGGTTCAATGTCTACCTGAAGCATGGCAAGGTCGGCGCAGAAGTGGTGCATGAGCGATGCAATCTGCAATCTGTTGAGGACAAGATCGCCCGCATCATCGCGCAGATCGAGGCCGACGAGCGATGGGCACCCAAGCCCTCGCCGCTTTGCAACTGGTGCAGCGCGCACAAGTGCGTGCTCTACCCAAAGAAGGAGGCTTGACGTGGGGATGCTTGCGGTCGTTATGGTGTTGCTTATTTTGGCGCTGCTTTCCGTTGGAGTCCGGCTCGGGGTTGCGTTCCTAGCCGCCTACGCCATCCTGTTTTTCTTGGTGTATACGCTTCAATGACACCCGAAGGCAAAGTAAAGGCCGAGATCAAGAAAGTCTTGGCCGAATATGGGTGCTGGTACTTCATGCCCGCCATGAACGGCTACGGGCGGTCGGGGATACCAGACTTTATCGGCTGCTACAAAGGTACGTTTTTCGCTATTGAGGCCAAGAGCGCGAACGGCAAGCTAACGCCGAACCAGGAGCGTGAGATTGCCGCTATTCGACAAGCGCACGGAGCTGTAACCGTTGCTTACAGTGGCGACGACGTGAGGGGGATGTTGAATGCAATTAGCTTACAGTGCAAAGCATAACGTGGTCGGCTGGCCCGGACTACCCGAGCCTGACCGGGTTGCGCGCGCGATTCCTGGCGCACGAGTAGTCAAGGATGTTGTGGTCGCGCCCGTCAATCTGCTGGCGATGATTGCCGCCGCGCACATTGGCCTGCCGGTCAAGTCGCCCATTGAGACGAGCTACGACTGGCCGCGCTCGCCGTCGATCGATAAGCCGATGGCGCACCAGATCGAAATGGCGCGGTTCCTGACCACGCACCCGCGTTGTCACAACCTGTCCGAGCCGGGGACGGGCAAGACGCTAGGCAATTTGTGGGCCAGCGACTATCTGTTGGGGCTGAACGTCGTTACGAAGGTGTTGATCGTCGCCCCGCTGACCACGGTCTACAGTGTCTGGCGTGACGCGATCGGGGAGCACTTCCCAGGGCGCAGGCGGTCGAGCGTGCTGCACGGAAGCGTGAAGCAGCGGCTCGAAGCGTTGGAGTATGACGCGGACTACTACATCATCAACAACGAGGGGTTGACCATCAATGCGGTGCGCGAAGCGATCATGGCGAAGCAAACGTCGTGGCTAATCATTGTGGACGAGAGCCACAAATACCGGCACCCGACGACCGCGCGATGGAAAGCCCTGCGCGACCTGATCCGTGGGTTGCCGAACCCTCTGGTCTGGCTGAACACGGGCACGCCCACGCCGCAAGAGCCGACCGACGCCTACGGCCAACAGGCGCTAATCGACAAGCCCAAGCTGAGCTACCGGGCGTTCCGTAACACCGTGATGCGGCAGGTATCGAACTTCAAGTGGGAGCCGGTTCCGAGCGCGGAGAAGATCGTCGGTGAGTTCATGCAGCCCGCGATCCGGTTCCGGCGTGATGACTGCATCGACCTGCCGCCGACGACCTACGAGCATCGTAAGGCAGAAATGACGACTGCGCAGCGCAAGGCGCTCGATGAGCTACGCAAAAAGATGCAGTGGGCGCTCGACAACGGCGCGGAGATTACGGCAGTGCATGAGGGTGCGCTGCGCGTCAAGATTTTGCAGATTCTGGCTGGCGCGGTCTACGACAAGGATCATCAGGCGCATGACGTGGACGCCGCGCCCCGGCTAGCCCTGCTGCGCGACATTGTGGACGAGTGCGACCGGAAGATCATTGTGTTCGCGCCGTTTCAGAGCATCGTCAAGCGGGTTGCAGATGCGCTCAAGGGCGACTACTCGGTGGCCGTGGTGTCGGGCGAGACGAGCTTGAACGACCGCACGCAAATTTTCGCGGACTTCCAAAAGAAGCCCGAGCCGCGCATCATCGTTGCTGACCCGCGCACCATGAGCCACGGCCTGACGCTCACGGCGGCCAACACGATCATCTGGTACGCACCCACGGATGGCGGAGACGCCTACGTGCAGGCCAACGCCCGCATCCAGCGGCCCTCGCAAACATCTCACACGAGGATTTTACACATTTTTGTTGACGCCCTAGAACGGGCAATTTACAGTAGGAACCAAGCACGCCAGTCCCTACAGAATCTCGTTATGGCGTGGATAAACGGAGAGAGTTATGGAACTTAACGACCTGATCGCGGCGTATAAGCATATTCGCGAAGAAAAAGAATTGGCCGCCAAACTGTATAACGAAACGCTGGATGACCTGGGCCAACAGATTGAGGCGAAGCTCTTTGAGGCGGGGTTGAAGTCGGCACGCACCGATGCGGGTCTGGTGACGACCTACGTGCGTCGCAGCATCAAGGTGACAGACTGGAACGCTTTTGCGCAGTTTGCAGAATCCAATCCCGTGCTGATCAAGCAATCCATCGACTCGACCGAAGCACTGAAGCTGATTGAGGATGGCGAGGTCATCCCCGGCGTTGAGGTGAGCGGCACGACCGTGCTGAGTGTCAAATGAATCCACGCGAGATTCTTCGTGTCGGCGCGGTGATCCGTACCCTTACGCTAGGGCGGGTGCGCGTCGAACAGATCAACCGTGACGAGGTGCATTGCCGCGTCATTGGAAGAAAGACTCGGATTGTTCTGAGTCGAGCTGCGGCGCTACGCCGTTTTATTGAGCCTGCGAAAAGGAGCGAAGTATGAGTAACCTGACCACTAAAACCACGAACCTGCCGACCGTTGCAGGGCTGTCTAGCCTTGCAGCTGACGTAATCAGCGGCATGTCCGGCGAAGGCCGCATGTTTCCTGAGATCAGCATCAAGGGCGCACGCTGGCGCTTGCGTATGCTCGACGGCGAGGAGCATGTGTTGAACTCGTTTAACATCCAGTTTGCGCTGATCGCAGCAAACCCGGCCAAGAGCAAGACGTTCTACTTGAGCAAGTATGACCCGGACGGCGAACCCCGCGCCCCGGACTGCGCTTCGGACAACGGCATCCGCCCCAACGACGGTGTTGAGCACCCGCAATCGCCGTCTTGCGCAAACTGCCCGCATAACGTGTGGGGCAGCGACATTAACCCGGTGTCGGGCAAGAAAAACAAGCGGTGCAAGGACTCCAAGCGCATCGCTGTCATGCTGGTGGGCGACCCCGATGCGCAAATCTTTGCGTGGCGGCTCTCGCCCATGAACATGCTGGCGTTTGCCGATGCGGTCAAGGACGCTGTGCGCCAAAACATCGACCTGGAGCGAGTGGTGTTCGATGCGTCGTTTGATGCCAAGAGCGATTACCCGCGTGTGATCTTTACGATCAAGCGCCCGTTGACCGAGGAAGAACTGCACGCCGCAGCGCAATTGCGCCAGAGCGAGGGCGCGAAGGCTGCGGTCGGCATGGGTGCGCCGATGGTCGCTGCGCCTGTTCGGGAGGTCGTGACTGAGGCACCTGCGGTGGAAGAAGCGCCTTTTGCCGCGCCGGAAAAGAAGGTGACGCCGCTTTCCAAGGTCAAGCCGGTAGCGGCTGAAAAAGTCGACCTGGACGCTTTGCTCGGCGACTGATCGAGTATAGGATTGGGGCTTCCGCCCCAATCCTTTTTCCCCTTCAAAATGATCCAAGACTATCTACGGTTAGGGTTAGCGCTTGTCGCTATACCACGAGACGAAAAAGGGCCGAGAGAGCAGGGGTGGGTGGAGCGAAGGTGCGAAGACGTTGCGCGTCTTGAACGCGGCAATGTGGGCGTCAACCACGCGCTTTCTGGTACTTGCTGTCTTGACGTTGACGATTCCACGCTGTTTAAGGCGTGGTGGACTGCGCAGGGATTCTCACTTTCCGCGCTCAAGCAAATCGTCGCTGCGTGCCCCGTCTGGACGAGCGGCAGGCCGCGCCGCTGGAAGGCGCTGTTCCGCGCACCAGAGGGTATGCGCACGGTCGCCTTGCATCAGCATGGGTTCGAGCTGCGTGCGGCTGGCGGCCAGGACGTGTTGCCCCCATCGGTCGTTGTTGACGACGAGGGTACGCCGTGGCAATACCGCTGGATCAACGGTCTGCCGCCGTCGCTGGGCGACGTGCCGGTGCTGCCAGCGAAGCTGCTTGCCAAGGCGCAGGCAACTCCACGTCAGGAAAGCCCGCTGGACGCGCCCACGGGGATGTTGGCGGCAGTCTTGAGCGTCGTGCCGCAGGGCGGGCGCAATGACTATCTGAGCCGGGCCTGCTACGCCAAGATCAAGGCTGGCGTCGAAGGCGATGACTTGGTGGCCGAAATGCTGGCGCTGAACGAGTCCAAGTGCGAGCCGCCGCTGCCCGAGGCCGAGGTGTTGGCGATTGTTCGCGGCAAAGAGCGGCGCGGCATCGAGCCAGCACCAGAGGTTGAGCAATGGAAGGCGCTGGCACCGTTCATCCCCGATGGCTACCGCCTTCATGCTGGCACGTTGCAGGTCAAGGTAAAAGATGAAGAAAGCGGCGAGGCGACATGGGACACACTGTTGCACTACCCGGTTGCCGTGACGAACGTCATCCGCATCCCTGGCGTGCAAGAGCAGCGATACATCGAAGTGACGTTGCTCAACCCGCACGAGGCGAAGCACCACTTAACGATGGCGCAACTGAGCCGGGAATTTGAGCAGGCGCTGAACAACATCGGCGTGAGCGTGTTCGGCAAGCGTGCAACGGGGGTCAAGGCGTTTTTGATCGCATCGAAAGAAAAACTGGAGCGGGAGCAAAAAGTGACGGACTCATACAGACAATTTGGTTGGCAGCCTGACGGCAGTTTTCTTGTCGGCAACCGGCTTTACCGCGCAGGCCAAGTGCCCGTACTGGTGCATCTGGAACCGCACGCTGCGCAATTGGCGCGGTATATGCCCTTGGTGGGCGACGTGAACGCATGGCGCGAGGCGGCATTGCCCCTGCTGTGCGGCGATAGCCATAAGCAGACCTTCGCGTTCATGTGCTCGCTGGCCGCGCCGTTGATGAAGCTGTCGGGCGAGCGTGGCGGCATCCTGTCGCTGGTCGGCCCTTCAGGGCAAGGCAAGTCCACTGTGCAGAGCGCCATTACGAGCGT